AGTAGGGCCAGCGAAACTACTGGCTACCTTCGGGCTGGATGAGAAATAGAAAGCTGGTACTTGGTTTAACTTTACCATAGCCGCGCCACCCTTAGTGGCGTGTTGGTCGTGAGTAAAGTCCCCCTCTATTGAGCTGGAAGTGCCATGGTAGACCCTGAGCGGAGCGCCGGTGTACGGTTCGGTAATTTCGCTGGCTCCAAACCTCTCAGCAAACTCGGGCGTGTCTGTTCGAATAGATTCTTTTGCGCCTTCAGGGACCGGGGGTGACGTCACACCGCTATCGGTATCCTCAGACAGAACTTGTGCTTCTTGCGCTGTTTCAGCTTCCTGCGCCGTACCTTCGAGAGCTTCAGCTTCTTGCGCTGCTTCAGCTTCTTGCGCTGCTTCAGCTTCCTGCGCCGTACCTTCGATAGCTTCAGCTTCTTCAGATAGCCCCAGATACTCTTTTGCCTCAGCAGGCGTCATAGGCGAAGCTTCACCAATACGGATGTGGTCGGCCAGCGCTTCGTATATTCCCGGCTCTCCAAGAGTAACCGAACGATTAAATGCCTCAGCAGATATTTCAAGAGGAACACCGTTGAATGAAGCTTCAATGGCCTTATCAAGAGGAACACCGATAGCCTGCAGAAACTCTATATACCTCTTGCGGTCTAGCGTGCCGTCTTGTCCTGTAAAGGCAGCTTCTATTGCGTCATGGTCGAGGTATACCGTTTGGTTTCCCATGATACCAGCGCCTACGTTAGCCGCTATATTCGGGGAAATTTGGCTGAGATTGGAAGCTTCCAAGGCCTCCTTAAAACTATCCAAGGCTGCGCGCTGGTCAACAGCAGTGTTAGCCTGACGATCATGCATTGAGGAAACGATGGGATGCGTGAGCGTAGCTACGGAGCCGCCAGCTAGAGACCCGATAAGGCCTGCGTGGCCAAGTCGGTTTACCGCTTGCCCAAAAGTCATCTCCTCATTAAGCACACCGAGGTCGTAACCCATCTGGAACCACTCAGTGATAACTTCCTGAGCGCCCTCAAGGCCCATCATACCAAGAGTGCGTTCAAGAAACTTCTTATTCGGCTGTATAAGAAACTTTAAAGGAGTTCTTTCTGAGATTACTTCAATAATGGCGTAAGCTGCGCCGTCCATCCTTGCTTGCTCGGGAGTGCGGCCCATCATGCGTGACTCGCCATACCTGTGGCCAAAGCTATAGAGACCGAAAGAAGCAGCGCCAAGGCCGGGCTGCCTTGTAACAATCGTCAATGCTGCTGGAATGGCAAGCTCACCCAGAGCAACACCTACATCATGGGCTATGCCTCCGATAAACCCTCGGTTGCCGTCAGACGGATCGTTAGCGTTCATATCCATATAAGCGGAAAGGGCGATATTCCTGCCTTCTTCCGTCAGCTGATCGAGAGACTCACGAAACTGTTCGGCGTCTTCTCTAATCTCCTCGCTGTCTAGGCCGGCCAAAGCCCTACTCATGCCTTCTAAAATGAAAAACCCTTTAGATAGGTTTGATCCGCCTTCTAGCTCAAAACTCTCTCCTAAGGCGGTTAGGCCAAAGCCAGCACTTTGAGCAACACTGTAATAAAAGTCTTCAACGGTCTCTTCTGCTAGCTCTTCAAATTCGGTCCCAAAGTCTTCAATCGCACCCCGCACTCTGTTGGGTTCTCTGTCTTCGGCGGGTATAATGTTGTGGCTCAGAGCGTTCTCAAGGGTTTCGCGCTGCAGCCGTTCAAGATCTGTTTCGGACCGCGCATCACTTTGCGGCGTTTGCGGGTAACTGGATGTGATATTCCACGCCTTTTCGGCGTTAGCTAAAGCCTCGACGTCATCTCTTGCGACAACGGCATTTTCAGGATTGTTTAACCACTGCCTGACGAATGGGGTATCGTTTAGTAGATTTTCTCTGAGAAACCACTCCTTGTCGGACTCGATGCTATCTACAATATTCCTATGCCTATCCAGAAACGGCGGCGACATGCCCGTCAGTTTTTCAATTTCTAGAAAACGAGCCTGCAGCGCAGGATCCCTGTCAGGCATATTTAGGAATAGTTGCCTGCGCTGTGAGTCCGTGAGTTCAAGGTCAACAAAGTTGTTTCTTTCTAGATCTTCTTGACGCTGACGCTCTATGTACCGATCAGAATAGACTACATCTTCATTGTCCTTGGCTAGCGGGGCAACAAGACCGCTGGCCCGACTTAGGCCGTCGATATCCAGAGTGCTAGACTTGGGTACAGTCGCCATTTACTAGTCCTCGTCCAATTCTTGTGCGGCCATTGCTTCTGCTTCTGCCCAATCGTCTGGCGAGATGGGGGTTTCAGAATACTCGTCATAGAACAGCTGAACAGCTACCAGTTGGCGATCAAACTCTGCAGATTGTACATCTGGAACCGTTGCAATTCCGTCATCGCCCGTGTTGTGGTAATGCAGATCGATAACATACTTATACACTTCACTTTGTACGGTAAACCCAGACATAGGACTGCGCACTGTGTTGTACTGAAGAGCGTCAGCAGACATCATGCTTCTAGAAGCCAGTCCCAAGGTATACCAACTTCCACCTACGTTTATGTCGCCCATGACATTGTCAATGATCGCTTGAACATCTTCCTGCAGGATTGGTGTTCCTTTACGGGCGGATTCTAACACCCGAAACTGCCGATGTACTTCCAAACTGACTCGTCCTATCTCTTCTCGTTGACCGCGACTCTCATTCCAGTTTTCAGCCTTAAACGTGTCGTTCAGCATACGGTTGAGGTCGTCTGTGTTTATAGCCACGACGCCTGCTGACTGAGCTTCAGCGGCAAGAACATTGCTAAGCAGCACGTTGTACTGAGCTTCAGTAAGCAACGTCCTAGCCTCGGTAAGATATGTTTGCCCGTTTCGCTGCAAGTCCGATACTGTTTTATTTAAGTACTTTAGTATCATTTCAGGATCTGTAGTTGTGGCGAACTGCGACTGGTATACTAACAGTTCAGACTCTGGTTTCAGACCCGCGGCTATAAGAGCGTCAGCATATTCGGGGTGGAGCGCTGCCCATTCATTGTATACAGGATTGTCTGTTTCAGCTATATAGGTATTGAGGCTTTTAGACGCCTCGTTATTTGTCGCGGCTTCTACATTGTTGCTTAGGGTTTGCGCGTTACCAATTAGGGCGACGATCTGCTTATAAACGTCAACGTTTAGCTCATCAGCGAAAAATTGTTCTTCAGCTTTGGCTGCTAGCTCAACTGGTGAAAGATCTTGGTTGTCTGCGAGCCACTGTTGCGCACCGGCTTCAGCGTCTCTAAGCTGGCTTTCGTCATAAAGTTGGTAGATCTCATTGATTGTGCTTTTGTATATGTCGTAGGTAGTAGAATCGTTTGCATATCGTTCTATCTCGATTAAAGCCTGTTCCATAGATACGCCGCTACTTTTCCACCCTATTACATCCGCGTTAGCTCTATCTTTGGTATCCCTAGTTTTGGCGGCGTCTGCTCGGCCGTAAAGGGTATTGATTGTGTTCATGTATGCTTCATAAACAATAAGGTTATCTCCATAGAGCTCTTCTACCTTTTCCTCAGCTTCAGTTTGGGGTACGCCACTATTAATCCATTGCCTGACGTCGATCAAAGAGTCGTCTTCAGCTTCGTCAGATTCTACATCTTCAGCAAAATCCCTTAAGTCTGCATGAAATTTTAGGAATCCTACTTCCATTGCCATACGGGCCGTGATTTCATTTACAGCTGCGGTGCGTTCCGCCCCAAACTCCATTTCGTTTTTTGCTGCTTCGTATTGAGCCTCAAAATCGCCGGGGAATCGGAGTTGCAGGTCGTCAACATATTCCTGAGCACCGGCCTCCAAAGTTACCTGTTGGAGGCTTGCAGCAAGTTGTGTTCTAGCCACCCCACCCATATGCTGCGCAAATTCACGAAACAAATCATTTGCCTCATGCGGCTGTTGGCGAGACAAAGCTCCGTTGACCATGGCCGTGACCATAGTATCGGCCTGCGTAGCCTTCCATATTTCTATTTCCGGGCCGTCCAGAGCCCACCCTTCCATATTAGCCATAGAAATAGCATTATTATCAATCATACCTAACACTTCATAAGCAGCACTGGGGTCAACGGCTACTTCATTAACCCCTGCTGCGAGACTGTTATTTATAGAATCTACATTGGCCGTAATACGCTCGGCCATTACGTGTTTAAACATCTTTTCGTACTGCAAAACGCTAGCTTCCGCGGTGTAATCGCTAAACACGTCGTACACAGCTTGGTTACTGGCTTGATCTAGAAGCTGGGTTCTAAGATTTTCAACATTGTTGCGTGCAGCTTCTTCAGCATCTAAAGCAGCTTGTCCTCGAAGTTGTTGAAACCCAAGAGACTCTCCATCGCCATAGTTGATCTGCAAAAGCTGTGTGCGCCAGTTAGCCTGAAGGTCTTTTAGCTCTCGATCATTGTCATCGCTTTGCGCTTGCAGAGCCATTTGAGCTAAAACGTCACCAGCTTGTGAGATCTGCTGCCCAGCAGAAATCATGCTTGCGGCTTCAGCTCCCCCAAAAGACGCAACAGTAGCGTTTGACGTCTGGAAAGCATTAGGTAGCGGAGCAGGTGCTACTGACGGGCCTTTCAGTTCAGGAACTCTGGCCATGTTGGCTTACCTTATTAGAAGTTAAAAGATCACCGGTCGCGGGCCATAGTTTTTATTGCTGCCAAATTTTGGAAGCACATCAATGCCTGCTTTATTTAAGTCATACCATTTTGCAGCAACATTCCCAGTACCCGTCAGCACAGTACCTACTGCTTTGCCTGTTGAAAGGCTTTTTTGCGTTCTACCTTCAAACGCAGAAATGTCTCCGCCAGTTTGTATGTTCTGCGCATTTACATTGTGTTGAAAAGCTTCGCGTCTTGCGTTGCTAAGAATGGTTAAACGGTCGAGCTCTCCGTACTTAGCCGTTGTACTCGTCAAATCTACAATACTGCCTAAATTTACGTCCGATCCACTAGCTGCTGCAGCTACAAGTTGTTTTGCTCTGAACTGTGCGGTCTCTTCTCTCTTATTAGAAGCAAGAATTTTGCCTCGGTCCAAAGCGTCCTGAGCCATAGCTCTTGCATACTTAGCGTTGTTGTTAGCTATTTCTTGCTGGTATTGACCAAACTTAGCCGCCGCATCCCCAGCCTTTTTTTCTCCATAAGCTGAAATAGCAGTGCCTACAGCTGTCGCTATTAATGTCGGTTCACACATTGCGCATCTCAAATCTGTGAAAAGGTTGTTGGAACGGCCCAGTAGGCACAGCAGGATACACCTTGAAACCTAGCCACTTCAACCAGCGGATAGATTTGACATTTCTAGCGTCTACGAAATTTACCAGTGTATCATACACTTTCATCTGTTGCTGTACCCACTTCTTGGACATACGCAGAAAAGCGGGCGTATTATGCTGCAAAGCATTAGTTCCCAGAAGCCACGGAGTGGCTACAGAGCTTAGAGCAGTAAATGGTTGAGCCCCGAACAGACACAACAGAGCGCCATTTGCCAGACCAGCTAGAGCGGTGTGACGTCCTACCACTTCTAGCTCATCCATTACATCTCTGGGGGTACGACCAGAGTAAGCCCAGATTTCTTCCGCATCTACTTGCCTGATATTTTTTACCAGTTCTTCTCTATGCTCATCTCGCATACGCGTGATCTCGTACATCAATAATCCCCCGCATCCGTATCGGCTGCTATACCTAGAATTGTCATAGGTAATGGGTCTTTTTGACGAATAGCCACGCGGCCATTATCGTCCCACTCAGGCTGCAGCGTTATCTTCTTCTTGCCTGTTAGCATATTGGTAGGCTCGCCCCAGTCCTCATACTCTCGCTGCTTCATCTCAACGAGATTGTTGAAGTTAGGTCCGATAAGAAGCCCACGAGAGTCCATAAACCGCATCGTGACATCAGACACAGTGAGCATCTTTCCTGTGACAGGGTTTTGCGCCTGATCGAAGTCAAGAGTTTCGACATCACTTACGAAGCGTAGACCGACGTGGATCCGGCTGTACTTACGGTCCATCGCTAAAGACCCGTCCGAAGCCACAGTCAGCGACGACACTACACCGCCGTCTGCCAGAGCAATAACACTCTGACCTGCAAGATGCTGCAACCCACTGATGGAATTAACAGCGCGTCTGACTTTGCCTCCACTTACGTACGCCGAAAACGCGGTGCCGTTTATAGCGCTCCCGCTAGAGTCATTCAGCGCAAATGTGTTTGTCGTGGAGCTGGCTACCGTAAAACGCGTATCGTTTAGCTGGTCGGGCTGCACTTTATTAAAGCTAGAATCAAATGAGTGAGCCCACACAATGTCGGAAATGTCTACTTCATCGCCGTTGGAGAACCCGTGCGATGGTGCTGTTACGACGACAGGACTTGCAGCGGTAGTGTTAGTAATAGTTTTGGGGTCATCATAACTAATGCCGCAGTCCAAAAACTTGGCGTCTCTTACATCGTCAAATATGCGGGTCTGAAACCGCTCCACATTACGTACTGTCTGGCCATTGATTGTGCGCTTGACAACAAAGTAAGGGGTGTCTTCGATAAAACTCGACGAAGGCCTTAAAGAAGTTACGGATTCAAAATAGCCATCAGTGTCAAGAGTGGTCCACGCAATAACTTCCTGATCTTTATAGAAAGTAAGGCATGCAGCTGTACCATCTGATCTTACTGCGTATATTCTAGGATCCGGGTACTTACAGTACGTCCAGTCTACAATCTGATAGGTTTCAAACAGATGACTAGACAGCAAATTCATGTCGGTGCTGGAATATGAGTCTGCGGTCAGGGAGTAGCTCAACGCTCTGACTACGGCATTGTTTTCCTGCACATACAGAGCGGTGTCGCCTACTGCAATGGGCTGGCGTACAGAAGACCCAAACATGCTTTGAGGCTTTTGTTTAATAGTAGATGCTTCAAAACCGCTGTCAGTTCCTGAGAATACGCGCCATACACCCTCTGAAGTGAAGAGAATTAGATCGTTCAATGTCAGCATTTGCCTAATGACGTGAACTTCGTCGGCCACCAGTGTGGCCGTAATAGCGTCAGTAGCCCGCGAAGTAGGAGACTTGGTAAAGTTACTTCTTTGGCCTGTAACTGAGTGCTCAGTCGTATTTGGGCTATTGTTCCACCCTCCAAACACTCTTCGCTGCTCATGGTAGCCAGAGCAGCTTGGGTAGTTTCCAGTGCCGAGAAACGGATTACGCTGTTTGGGCGGGTTAAGATCTAGATCTGGCGTCAGATTGCTGTCAGAGAATGTTGTTGTTTCAGTCTCTCCAAGCAGACCATAGATTCCGTTATCCCGCCGATATACAGAGTATTTTAGAGCTCCTGCTACAGCTGTCCACGCAATCGTGTTGTCTTCTGAAGCGGCGCTATTGGATACCCCTACTGAAGTTTCGTTAGAAGTGCCCCCGCTGGAGTACGCCGTGTACGCTGTGCTGTTTTCGTCGGTCAGACTAAAGGTAGTGCTGGACGCTACTGTTATATTAAACCGACGCCCATTTAACTCCGTCATACCAACGATAGAGTTGATCTCTACTTCATCGCCCGTAGCATACCCGTGAGCTCCTGATGTCGTTACTACCGCCGGGTTAGCCTGAGTAACTCCAGTTATCGTTGCTGTAGTGTTTCCGAGGGCTGGTAAGCTTTCCTCAAAAGTGTCTACCGCTATAGCCGTTACCTGATACGAACGTGCCTCAGAGCCAGTGGTATTTACTGTTACAGTTTGCCCAGTAGGGTGGTCTTGAGTAGGGCCAAAAGTAGGCGAAGTTAATGTCCACGAATTGTGATCTGACCTAGACAGCTCTCTGATTTCGTAACTAGGATGAGTGATGGTAATGACATCACCGGACTGCTTAAACACAAGGTCAAACACATCCGCGATAGCGTAAGGCGTAGTGAGCTCAAAAACCACCGACACAGTTCCGCCCGAAGAATACGTATCAAACGCACTGCTATCAATATTGGCCCCGGTCACCTGATGAGTCAGCTGCATGGACCCTGACGAGACTCCAGCCGCCTTGTAAAATCCCCCGTTCACCTGATCCATACCAACAACGCCAGATATGAATACGTCACTCCCGTTTACTGCAGTGTGCCCGGAAGAAGACACGACAGCTGGATTAGCTTTTGTGATCCCCGAAATAGCAGTACCAGAATTTAAAACCGCGCCATCTTCTCTGATTACCCGCATATACAGGTTGCCAAAGATAAGACAGTAGGTATCACTAGTGTTAAACTGGAACTTGATGACGCGAGGGGTTTCGGTGTGCGTCTTTACCGGGGCGGTGTATAGCAATCCGGGCCGATTACTAAGGCCTCCCTCCGAGTGGATAATGACGTTGTGCGCCTTACGCAGGGCCACCTGATACATGGTTGTATCTACGCGGCCATACAATTCAGGGGACACTTCCCCTTTCGCAAACGACGGGTGAAGTATTTCTGGCATCAGTTCCTCGCTTCAATCCACGATGCCTGTCTGCGAGGTTCATATTTTTGCTCATTTGCATCGTGCGCAGCTGCAGCTCTCATCGAGATATTGAACCCTCTTTCCGCGCGATCCTGAAGCTCCCCTTTCCCTGTCAATGGCCACGCCATGTTATAAGACAGTAGCCAGCTAAGTGCGTCGACAAATGAAGGGCTGAACAGAGTCGTGGTGGAAAGATCGTAAGTATATATTAAGACAGCGTCTTCTAAATTTGTCACCAGAGTAGGCTCGGTTCCGGCGTCATTCATTTCAATCTGGTAGGGTACAGGATCTGCCGTAGTACCGACAGGATTCTGAATGTACCGGGCTGCGATACAGCCGCTTGGCATGGCATATCTGAAATCCCAACGCGTAGTGGGAGCAGCGTCACCATGAACAGCTAGAATTTCCGTACGCCGGGCAAACCCCCAGTCAAAAGACTCTAGAAGTTGCTTTCGACTTTCATTGTACCAGATGCTGGAGTACTTGGCTTCAGGAGAATTTTCCCCCATAGACGAAATAGTTCCAGCCCTCAAACGTGAGAGAGCCAGATTGGCAATTGTAACGTCACTAGCAGCCATAATTTAACCCCGGTTTACATGTGGTGCTTCAGGACTCCTTGCGGGGGCGACCTCGCTTCTTAGGTTTAGCCTCTGCTTCAAGTTCAGCCCGAAATAAAGCTTGCTTGGTTTCAATATCGTCAGAGGCGTCCGCAATAGATTCCTCGTGTGCATGCTCTGTTTCCTCAACAGGCGTGGCCGGTGCAGCCGGGGCATTTTCGTCTAATACTTCCGCATCAGAAGGGATATAATCCATGTACTCTTCGGGGATATCTTGTTCCCCCCGCCGAAAACGATGACCCGCCATGGTGCGAAGGCGGTCGACTTTGACGACATCGGTCGGCGCAAACCATGTGCGTCGTAAAAGAACTCGTGGCATATAATTCTCCCCAGTGTAGAGAAACAGGATCCTGCGCGAGCAGGACCCTTATCATGTTACTTCTTGGTGGTCTTCTTTGAAGCAGATTTAGGCTTCGGAGGCCTGCCGACCTTTGATCCGTATGTGCCTTTACCTTTTGGCATAACGTGTACTCCTTCCGGTTTAGAGAAAAGGGAGCCCGCAGAAGCAGGCTCCCTACTCTACTAGTGTAACATCACATCGCTACCTAGTTAGATCCATCCGCGTAAGCAACCCAGCCATGCGGGTCCAGCGTCAGGAACGCATTGATAGCGCCTGCTGTAGTGGTTGTCGTAGCAGTGACAGCCTGCACAGCAAGATACCGCTCGTACTCGTTGCCTTCCATCGGAAGAGCGACAACTACAGGGAACTGACCGGCCTTCATCTTAGCCCCGTTCGCATCCGTACCATCGGTAACAAAAGTACCGGAGTCGTAATGCTGCGTGGCCGAACCGTCAGTAGCAATTGTGCTTGTCGCGTCAGAAACGAGCAGGAACTTCAAAGTACCTGCAGCGCCTCCCGTAATAATCTCGGTATCAACGCTGATAACGAGATAAACGGGCTGACCATTGCCAAGGTCGCGAGCAACAGATGAGTCGATGACGTCACCAATGTTAGCAGTGCCGGCAGATGCGGCGACTGATACTGCGTCAGCAAACTCCAAGCGTTCGTCGATAATCATGAGCTTGTCTCCTTTCTCGGGCTCAAGGTTTTAAAGAGTCGATCAGGACACAAGAGCTTCGTCGGCAGCGAGAGCGTCACAACGCTTAATCGGAATGCCGTGGAAACTCATGACCTTACGCCCACCGACCTCATCGTAGGACAGTGTCGAACCGGATCGCAGGTTAGCGTTCTGACGCCTCAGGAACGTACGCATGTCACGAGACATATAGAAGCAGGCCTTGCCCGCATTCAAGTTCGGTACACGCTCGGAAGCCTGAAACATCAGGTCATTCAGATCCGCACCCGATGCCGCGTCCTTCACAAGAGTGGACTTATCGATATTCGGGATACGAACGACATAACGCCAGTCACGCACTGTCAAGCCAGCATCAAAGCGATAGTGGGTACGATACGCCTGCATGCGGCCCGAGTTGGACCCATCACTAGCGTCTTCGAGGGTAACTTCCCCCATATCACGATGCTGCAGACCAGCAGACGATCCTTTCGGGATCACACCATGGCAAGTGGACTCGCCCCAGACAACAAGCCAGATAGACCCGTTATCAGAACCAGAACCACCACCGACGATGATATTGTCGGCGTTCTCAGCACTCAGGCTATTGTATCGCGGCGCGAAACCGGTAAAGGCTTCAGGCTCTGTGCCTTCGTTACCGTAGAACAAGGTATCAGCAATTTCTTGCGCAATACCTTCAATGTGCGGACGGTCTTCGGAAAGACGGAACGCAGCCGTGTTGTTGTTCAAGTCGGCCAAAGCCTTGTCGATTTCGGCATAGGCTTCCAGCATGCCACAGTTGTCTGTGACCTGCACGTTAGTCGACTTGGTCGGTTGAACGCCGCCGTAAAGCTTACGCCACGTCGGAGTAGGGATACCAGAGCGAATCGTAGTACGATGGCCGGTAGGAAGATTTCCTTCCATCCAAACCATATCTTCGAGCACCTCATTAGTCTCGTTGAGGATTTCGACAATTGTCGCAATACGGCCATCAGGATCAGTGGCTTTTGCCAGATCAAGAAGGGTCGGATTACGGACCGAAAGTACAGCCATGAGTCAGACTCCTTGTCAGTTCATGTTGGGATACAGAGTTTTCGCCGGATCCCTCGACGTCTCGGGCGTGGGGTTGCCCTTGCCGAAGTCAAGCCGACCTTCCGCAACTTCTCTCCCAATCTTAGAGAAGACACGGATGAACTCCGGGTGGTCCCCGGTGCCGGTGAGTTCCAGAGCATTGTACAACTCTGGAGTCCCAACGGCTTTCAGAGCTTGGCGGGCGAACGCCAAACTCTCGTCGTAGTTGGCCCCACCGATTTCCCGGTCATTATGAGCCTGCTCACTCCACTCAGCACGCATATCGGCAACAACGTCGCCTTTGCTTTCATGAAGCTTCGCCACACGTTCAGCCTCAAAATCGACGAGACGTTGCGCGTGTTCCTGAGTGAGATTTAACTCGCGAGCAATCTCACTAAACTGTTTTAACTGTTCAGAGTCTATGTCGTAGCCTTCAGGGACAGTGAAATCCTCATAGGCTTCCGGCGCTCCTTGAGGAGCATCCGATTCTTCTTTTACCTCAGTCGCAGAATCAGTAACTGCATCCTCGCCGCCGAGAGCAGTACTAGTTGTCTCTTCTGCCTCTACTGCAAGAGCAGTTTTGTCGCCCGTTTCGTCAGTCATGGTAGTTCACTTCCTTTTCCAGTGCTCTGGCTCTGGTGCGAGCCTCAGCTTCTGAGCGCATCAATGTATATGCATTAGGGTCCACTGTAAACATACGCTCCATAGTCCACAAACCTATTTTACGCTTTCCCTCTAGAAATGACGTTTCATGCGTCAGTTCTCCTCGGTGTGTAGATCCGTATACCCCGCATTCTGATAATATATCCCAAAAGAAACTGCGCCCACCGTAGCTGCTTAATATGTTTCTTAAATCCTCATCAGCCTGTAAAGACAGTTTGTGTTGCTCTTCCTTAAAACGCAACACATCGTCCGGGTTACCGTGGTCGAGAATCTCAGCCACTAGTCGCCGCAGTTACATCAGTTAAGAGATTCTTCTCTCCAGTTTTAGCATCTGACGCCATCTTCGCGGTGTTGGCAGCACTCTGCGCCATCTCCATAGCCTGCTGCTGTTGCTGCATCTGTTGACGCTCTTGACGCCGTGCTGCCACGACATCATCAGGAACGATAACTCTTGGAGGAGTACCGATAGCCTTAGCATATTCATCAATACTCTGATCAGCATCGACCTTGTCAAGCGCTCCGGTCCATCCGGCCCCAGCAAGAGCACCCGCAAAAGCGATAGTCTTGTCGATAGTTTCCGTAGCAACAGCTCTCTGCGCCATGGCCAAAGACGAAATAAATTTGACGTTTAGCTCAACGCCTTGGAGCTCCGGCGGCGGCGGCGGAAGAATATTAGCGCGGGCCATTTGGTTAAACGTCCTGTCAACTAGCTTGGACAGAAACTCATTATGCATAGACTCCAGCACAGGACCAATCTGCAACAGCCGCTCTTCGTGGCGCTGCATAATGTCCAGCTGATTGCGCGGCTGGATGCCTTCCATCTGCGAAATGGCTAGGAACAGATCTACGAAAAACACTTCGTTAATCCTGCGTTCCACAGAATCAATATCAAGACGCAACTCGTTAAACGGCAAATTGACATTGTAGACAGGAGTAAGGCCTTCCGAACTTTGCCCCGGTTCGTATATGTTAAGGCCCCCCGGCAAAGATGTAACTTCCGACGAATTACGCAAAGACGGAGGACCCTTCAGCGGCGGGTTCACCTGAAGATCAAGACCCTGAGCCTTTCGTTTTTCCTCAACCTGAAGACCTTTGATGTCGCCTAAAGCTGTCATGCCGGGGCAGTCTGTGCCGTACACATCCTCCCCCGTCACATCCCAACGAGGGAAGTATCCCGGAAACTCGTGGAACCCTTCGACCTTCAAAGTGCCATCGAGTGTGTCATCCCCCGGCTCGTAATAAATAGATGCAAATGGCTTGCCATCAGCAAATGGGCTGGAGGACTTCATCATCTCATTAGGGAGCAAGAAGTGATGCACGTCGAACCATGCATCATAGTCGGACTTATCATACGCGCACTGCACTTGGTAGCTGCACTTATCATACCCAAACCGCTCGACCATCTGCGACGTCGTCATCTGGAACTCACGACCAAAAGTATCTATTTCATACTTGTCGTTCTGCGAGATGACGTAAGAGCCAACTGTCTGCGTGTAGAACCTAGCTACATCATCAAAGTTATCTACGTGCAACATAGCTCCTGTACCAAAAGTCAGCATCTCTCCGATCATACGGGGTGCCATTCGGTACAAGTTGCTTTGACTAAAGATCTCTCGCTGCAAAAGCACGACATCATTTAGCCACATTCGTACAGCGGCGGACTCCATGAGGCTCGGGTCTGACGTCTCAAGAGTATGCCAAGGGCGCGTCGGAGACATAATGCCCGCAAAGATACCAGCGCGTGCGATACGGTGTGCCAGCGTAGCCCTGCTATTGATAATCTCTTCCCAGCGCTTATCACCTTTGTTGCGGTCTGTTACAAGAAACCGACCACGTCGGGGCTGAATGAATCTAGACAGTTCTTTCCAGTGAGAAATAAATGACTCACGCTCTGTACGCAGGGCACCAAATCGCTTGTTTAGTTTTTGCCGAGTTGTCTCGTCTTTGTAATAGTCCGCGTGCATATTGTGTCTCCTGCGTAAACGCTCTTATCTGCCAAGAGCAGTTTTCTGAGCCGTAGCACCACCAGAGCCCGACAAACCAAAACCGCTAGTCAGTATGGTGCTATTTGCGCCCTGTGCTAGCGCTGCTCTCTTTCTGTTTCTCTCACCAGCCTTTGAAACGGATTCGTCTGTTATAGTTGGGGCCGGCTCTGGAAGGGGTAGAGGTTTAGGAACAGGGGGAGGCTTAGGACTACTGAACATGCACATCTGATTTCTCTTATGCAGCTTGAAGGGGGTCGTAATCGTGTTTTGCAAAGCGGTGTGACGTCACACCAAAAGGGGTTTCCAAAGGAGCAAGTTCTTGAGCATAAGTCAGGGCCAGAGCATCAATGATGTCTGGGGATGAGATCCCACGGGCCTTCATATCCTTCTTTGTCTCCAGATTTATCTGGTCTTTCAAAGTAAAGCCAAACTCTCTCTGGGTCAATTGAGTCTTGATTTCTTCAGAAATGCGTCCCTCGCTAGGCAGCGCAAGGCCAAGTCTGATGGCTTCCTTCATGCGCCCCCACATCTCGTCTACTTTAAACCGATACTTGCGAGGATCCCCCGGTCTACTACCGAACTGGATTTCAATAGGGCTGTACCCCGTATGCCTCAGCTGATCAACAACACCGGCACCAATACCGCCGCCATCAACAAATATTCCGCCAATTGGAACGCCCATGGCCCTGAACTCATTGACGCAATCGATAACTTTTGACGCCATCTGCACAGTATCAAGGCCGGTAAATCTTCGGGGCTCAAATGATTTTGCATCATTTCCAAGACGTGGGTATATGACGCTTTCGTCGTCGCCTTGACGGGCCACGTCGACTCCAATTGCCAAAGCCTGTGTTCTGTCTGGCGTGGCTTGCCTGCCCATGGCTGCTTCGACATATTCCGTTGGAATAAACTGCAGCGAACCCGCCGAAGGGAAGACACCCCTGACACGAACCTTGACAAAATCACTGTCCTCGCCATAGTCCTCTACCCACTCATCGATCCTTACCTTGTTAGTGATTTGCACAGACCGGCTGTCGATCTCACGGTAGCTCCAGCGTTTCTTAAATTTGCCAACGCACTCTTCATAGAACCGCCCACTGTTTCGCGTCGGGTTACCGAAGTCAAAAACCATGGGTTCGCCGTCAGTTGTACCACCTTCTCGGACCTCAAAGATCTTTTCGGGGATACCTGATGCTTCATCAAAAATGTAAAATGGTGTCGAGTTAGCGGCGTGAAGGCCAGCAAACGCTTCTGAGTTTTCTTCCCGAGACGTCTGGGCGTTCACCTTCCACTCTTTGGGGTGCTCCTTATGGTAAAGAGACATGGCTCCACGACCGGACGTGTACTCAAACCAATGGCTCGCAATACACCTCTTATGCCACTTTCCAACCTCTGCCCACGTCTTTGTCCTTAACTGCTCTGCCGTATTAGCCGTGACAACACCGTTGCACAGCTTTCTCGTGCACATAACAAACAGGATAAGCCAAGCCACAAGGGCCGATTTGCCAATACCGTGCCCGGATGATGTGGCCATCTGTATGGGCATAACAGCAGTTTCACCGTCAAACGCCCTGTCCCTGATGTGCTCACCTAACTCATCAAGGTACTCGCAAGCCCACAGATCAGGACCGTATTCCGTGTTAAACCGGTCCTTGTATTTTTCTGGCAGCTTGACTTGCTGAATCGATTTGTCGGTATCCCAAGGAAACGCAAAAATTACAAACCCCAATGGATCCCCTGTAAACTGCGATATAGCCTCCGCAAGCCTCAGGTTGGGGTCTTTTTTCCCGTTAATACCATTTGTGTTGCGTTCTGAAAAACCTACCATCTAATCCTGCAACGAATAAGGTGTGACGTCTTTAGCCAGAGCCAGTCGCTTACGACCGGCGTCCAGAGCATCCATGATACCTACATTTATATTGACATCGATCCTGTCATTGAACATGCCAAGCGTTTTTGCCAGCATCTGCAGAGCATCGAGTTTGCTATAAAACTTGACTTTCGTTTTAAGAACTACAGCACCGTCAGCTGTTCTGCCTTCCTTGTACTCTTCGGTGACAATTTCAGAAATGGCTGCTTTATGCTCGTCAGTCATCTTGGTCAGATCTACATAAGCCGTGCCGTCCTCGCTTATTTCCATAATGTCGCCATAATTGGTAAAAGCAATTGAGGCCATTTCCTCAAGGATGCGCTCCTCGGATATGTTATACCGCTTTTTCAGCTGTTCCCGTCGCCAAGCAATTTCCGCCACTACGTCTTTTCTTCGAAAAGTTCGGGCGGCATTAGCTGTTGCCGTGGCTTCCATATATCCTACGGCCATCATGGCCTTTTTCATAGGAGCGCCGTCCATATAGTAGTCAACGAGGTCCATGTGGCGTTCGCTGAGGGGATGCCGGATAATTTCGCCGTTATCATCACGCGGGACGTCCCGCAACAGACGCTCAAAGATTGGCGCGTCGATTCGTCTTGGCATCGGTTTCATTTTAAATTCCCTGTGACTGCCCCGCACGCTAAGAAAGTCCGGGGGTACTTATGATTCGCGCCCCCGGAACGCGAAGGTTGGCCGCAAATGCGCAGGGGAACCCACATGCAGCCTTCCTTTGCGCAGAATGTAAGGTTTTTTTTCGGCTTATGTCAAATAATGTCATTAACCTAGTTTGCTAGAAATGCGTCCGGCATTTTTTTTTATTTTTTTGGGGGGTTCCCAAAATATCCTTTGTGGATCTGGGTCTACTACAGCGCGGGCGGG